TCACTTCTTCGGATCGCTAAATATCCCCATGCGGTGCAGGATTGTAAGCATCCGGTAAAAATCATAGCTGCCGTCAGGATCTTTCAGCGCTTCCGCCTTCTTGGCCGCTTTCACGGCATCCTCTGCCCACGCCGGAACCTGATCAGGCTCCCGGGCTTCCAGCTTCTTCAGCCTCACATTCAACTGCTTGATTGTGTTTCCCTGCTCGCTCAGCGTGTTCAAAGCCGAAGCGTATTGATTAGCGAGCTGCCGCAGCTCCCCTTGGGTTTTCTGCAGCTCGGCCGTTAACTGTTCGAAATTCATGCGTTCCTCCTCCTCGGGACTAGGCAGATCATAACGGTGGAGCGAATATTGCTCCATGATCGAGATCAGCTTCTGCGGATACTTGGGATCTGTCGCATAGCCGCCTTTCCAGATCTCCATGGCCGCCGTCTTGTAGTCCGCCCATAAAACCCCGTGATAGCGCTTCGGCTTGTCTCTCGTTCCGTTCAAAATGAGTCTCGTGTGGTCGTCCACCGATTCATGCCAGCCGTTGTACTTGCGGAAATGGGCCTGGACGGTATACGGCGTATTCCCCCGGTACTCCGTTGTCGGCATCGTTACGCTGCCGGCCGGGCCCGTTCCTTTGATGCCGAACAGATTATTGGCCTTCTGCGTCAATCCGCTCGTACCCCAGTTTGACTCCAAAATCGCTTGAGCGAGCGTCAACGAAGCGGGTACGCCGTATTTTCTCATATCCTCGGTCGCAATCGGCGCCAGCTTGGCGATAAACTCATGAGGCTTCATCCTTTTTGTCTCCTTTCCCAGCGGTTTTCTTCTCACCTTCCTCCGATTTGATCTGGAAGACCTGTACCACATTACGCAGCGATTGCGGAATCGGTACGCCCATCCGCCCAACATTCTCAAGAATGGACAGCAGCTCATTGGCCAGGTAGAAGAAGATGACCGTGTTTTGAAAATAGTTCATCTCGCCGAGCACCCGGTCAACCAGGTGCATTAACGCGATGATGAGAAAAATCGTGATTTTCCGGGCGATGCCGGCGTAGCCCTTTCGGCTTCGCAGCTCGCCATTCATCCAGGCCGCCCCCCAGCCGGTCAGCCAGTCGATCACCACGAACCACAGCAGCAAATGCAGCGGCAGCGACCAGCCGCCCCAGACATACCCGGTTACGGCACCCGTCCCAGCCACCAGCATCTTAAACAGTTGACCGATGTGCTCATACATAATCGTTCCTCCTTTTTATGGTTGAAGGGATGAAAAAGCCCTCGGCGGGCCGAGGGCTTGAAACTTGTGTTGGGGTGATCTGCACTGCGCTTGCGGATCCTGCCTCACCTTTGTTGGCGTACTCAGCACTACGCATGCGGATCCTGCCTCACCCTTGTTGGCGTACTCAGCACTGCGCATGCGGATCCTGCCTCACCCTTGTTGGCGTATCAGCACTGCGCATGCGGATCCTGCCTCACCCTTGTTGGCGTATCAGCACTGCGCATGCGGATCCTGCCTCACCTTGGTTGGCGTTCAGCACTGCGTATGCGGATCCTGCCTCACCTTGGTTGGCGTTTCAGCACTGCGTATGCGGATCCTGCCTCACCTTGGTTGGCGTTTCAGCACTGCGTATGCAAATCCTGCCTAACCTTGGTTGGCGTTTCAGCACTGCGCATGCGGACCCTGCTTCCGATCGCTGTTGTCCCCGGATTTTTGTGAAGACACTTTATAAAAAGGTTAAAATCCGGGGACAAAGGCGAACGCTCCGCTTCTTCAGCAGCATTCCGCCTTCTCCGTTGAAGGTTTTGGATTCTGATCGCTCTTGAGAGGTCAGAAAGCCTCGCCTGTAATGGCTTCGTATTCCTCCGGCGTAATGACGCCAAACGCTACGTACTGTCGAAGCTGGGGCTTTTGCGCCCACCTTTTTTCGTAGTAATATTTCAAGCGTTCAAAATCGTTCTCAAACATGCAACTCCCCTCCTTCGGATGGATTGCCTTCAAGCGACAGCAGCCGTAGCTCCAGCCCTACGACTTGCGCGCCGAGTGTTTCGTTTTGCCGGCGAATCTCCAGCATCTCCAATTCCCGTGCTACCAGCTCTGTGCCCAGCCAGTCCAACTCGCTTGGGGCTTGCGGCTGGGGTGCAGTGATTCGCTCAATCTCCTCGGGGGTTAGCCCCTCGATCCATAGGGCGGGCATCGGTGGAATGTTCCGGACCGGCCAGTCATCCCGCTCCTCCTCTGGAGTGGAGTTCCATGCGCTCAACGTCTCTTGATAAGCGGCTTCCGCTGTTTGAATCGAGTCCTGGTATTGCCTCCAAGCCACGAGATCGAAGCGTGGGTGCAAGAGACCGGGTGGAACCGGGATGCCGACGATGTAGCCTGCCGGTTCCCGGTTGAAAGTTTCATCTCCGGTGCTAGCATTGGAGGCATTGGTAAATGTATGGGGCTGCTCCAATCCATTGGTAATGGGTAGAACCGGGGAATAAAAAGGGACGACACCGGTAAAGGTATCGTCCACGATAATATCCTCTAAATAGAGGCCGTCAATATTTACTTTTGGTACGGCTTTCATGGGATACCTCCTTAGAGTGGAATAATCGTATCAATAATCAACCACGTTGGCGGGGAAGTAACCGCATCAATTCGGAAATCCCCTTCAGGTGTAACTGTAATATACGGATAAATATAGGATGCTTGGGCCTGCATGTAGCCCATCACATTACAAAAATGCGTTTTTTCAGGCCTATAACCATCAGGAAGGAAAAAAACCGTGCCAGTTGTTCCAAGTTGAATAATCCCACGCACCTGTACACCTAGTCCATCAATTTTTCTGTAACTTAATGGCGCGTCGTATCCTGTATTCCTGCTAGCCCACCCATTCAACAGTGTTGGGGTAATCCATCCGGGCGCGTCTTTATCAGCCTTCTTATTCATCAGCACGGATACAGCGGAGGCATTCTGTTGGACGGCGTCGGTCAATTTTTCAAGTAAAGTCTTTTCATTTGCTGGGTAAGATCCTGTGAACGGCACAGTCGGGGACATGCCGAACATCAGGTATGTGACGTAGTAGGTTTCGGATGGGTCGAAGTCTGACGGTAAAAATCTAACGTGCTGCTTGCCATATGCGTTAACATCATTTTCGATCTTCGCGGAATTATCAACTTGCCCATTGCGATAAATCCTGAGGATGAGAGACGCCTCTTCCTTTAGTAGGCTTCCACTTACTCCTGTATTATTGATATAGTAATTTCCATTGGCCAAATAGTATTTAGGCTTCGCTGACTCCCGCAGCACAATCCCCGTTCCAACCTCGATCTGGTTAGGGCCTTCATTAAACGTCAGCATGCCTTCGGATACAATCGGCTCGATCATTGGCGATACGAGTTGGTATACGAGTTGATACGGCGTCCAGTTGGGTGCTTGTGTCGTTGGTAAAACGGATACGCCTCCGGTATAGTCGCTGTTTGTGTTGCCCGTTTTACCGTCAACCCTAAAACACCAGCCTTTTGTGCCCATGCTATTGTAGACAGCGATCGCTCCGGCAGCGTCCCCGTAAGGGTACATCTTCCAGCCCATAAAATACGCTTTAATTTCGTCGACTGAAGGCTCGTAGTTGTCGCCCCAACCACTGTCTGCATTAGCAACTGTTATTCTTAGATGTCCATTACTATTATTTAGTTGATCCGGTCCGTCAACCGGATATTTAAAACGGATTACTTTTCCGTCATATTTAACAGCTATTGCAGAATCAATTACATCATTAGAAATTGAAAAACTAACCTGTTTAAATCCTGGTGCAATATTACCTGCTGATAAAATAGTAAGGTCTCTACCAAGTACAGCTGACTTCCATTTTGCCAGTTTGAAATACTGCCCATCCTTCTCGAACACTTCGTCAGCATTTGCACCAGTCAGCGGATTGGCGAATAAGTCCGTCTGCATAGCGAGCATTGATTCTTCACGGGGGTTAAATGGTTTTGGCGTGGGGCCGAGGCTTAAAGTCGGGTTTTCAAAAGTGAAGGTACCCGCACCAGCCTTATTTGCGACATAGATTCCTACAAAAGCGGCGTCTGCCGGAGCCTTTGCTGTCACTTTCCCACTCTCAACATATTCCCCGGACAGTTTCCGCATATTGGAGTCATAAAATGCAAGTTGAATTACTCCGTTATGTTTTACGCTGTAGGAATAGGTCGTTTCTGGAATACATGTCTGTTCAACCCCTGACCAAACTTGACCGATTATGTTTTCTGACGTCGAGGTTATAGACGCTTTGTATGGGGCTGTTAAGGCTAATCTTTGAGCTTGTTGCCACTCATAAAACGGTGGTGTTAGGTTCTCACCATACCGGACTACGTATGGATTACGGACAGGTTGTACGCTATCGACGTATGGGTATCTGATATCCCTCTGCTCAGGCGAAAGCAATGGAAGCTCCATATTATCTGCCTTAGAAATCTCATATAAACTTACATTCCTCACATCAAAATTCGCTGTTGCAAATACGTCTCCCGCATAACAAGTACCGACAATAGGATGCAGAAAAGTCCGCTCCGCTGTTGCTTTAAATGAATGGTAAACCCTTTGCCAAACCCCGGTTGAAGTGTTGTCAACATCTACCGCACCATACCAAGTTGCACCAGCTTTTAACTGACCCGGGCCGGAAATACTATTTACTTTAACGTCCATTGATATTAAATAGTAATTATCGGGTATTAGGTTAAATTCCTTTCCATCTACTTGCCTGAAAACAATATATCCCTCATTTGTATTTTTAACGGATACGTTAATAGTCTCCGTATTACGGCCAGTTGTTCCATTCCCAACGCTTAGAGTAGTTACGGCAGGATCATTAACGGAACGATTGCTCATTCGTCCAGCCAAATTCACCAACGTCCGCCCCTTAATCCCGCTCAGCGAAAAGGGCGCGCTGCGCTCCGCATTCACGATCTGCAGCCCCGGCTGCAGGACGACCTCCCGGCGCGCCTCGGTATCCAGGCGCTCTTGCAGCGCCTCGATGGCCTGGCTCGCTTCGCCGGCAAAGCGGTCGACCGTGTCCGCATTCTGGTCGATATATTTCTCCAGATCGAAATACGTCGTTGCCGGCGACGTCCGATCGATTTTGTTCAACCCGATATTCGGTGTTACCGGATTCGTCATTTATGCTCCTCCTCCCAACAATCTGTCTTGCGTCGTAGCCGATAACTGCTCCACCGTCATGCCCTCCACCTCGGCGATCGTAAGATAGCGCAGCGCATAGTCGACGGCCATATGCGCCGGCTTGATCGCTTCAATCGCCGATTGAAGATCGCTCAAATTCGGCGGAATGCCGAGAGTATCCCTGAAATGAATCGTCACCTTGTACTCGGCCGGCTGGACAGAAACCTCGATGCTGCCCCGCTCGTAGGCTTGGGCGACATTTTTGAGCATGCTAGCGGACACCTTGCCGCTTCCCCGCATCTTCGAAATGACGACCGAGCGCCGCTGCTCAAGCGGCTTGGACGGGTTCACCGGGATGCTCAGGTCCTGCTCATACCGGGACAGCGCCCAGGTTGCGGTCTCCGGATAGTACTGATCGATCAGATCCACCAGACTCTCATCCAGCTTGTCCAGTTCAGCTCCTTCCGCATTGGCGATGGCTTTCATTTCCCGGATGCCGTGATAAAAGGACGGGAGATATCCCATCCAGACCTCTGTCTTGCTCATCGCACCGTCACCGTCCCCAGTACGGCGACCGCTTCCGGTTCAATCAAGATGCTCTCGGTCCCTCCATTGATGGTCAGCACCTCGTAGTCGATCACTACGGGAATATCCAGGATGACGTTGGCAATCCGGTTATACCGGACTAACGGGTCCGTCATGGCGAGATCCTTCAAATATTGGCGAACGCCCTGCTCAATCGCTTGCTGGACGCCGTCCAAGCCCGCGCCATCCAGGAGAGTCACCTGCACCTCAATGTTGACAGGAACTTCAACCGCCCCGGTCACCGTTACAACCGATCCGACCGGAGCAGCTCCCTCGCCCATCCCGTCCATCGTGGGATCGATGTACTGCTGCACAGCTTCTACAATAGATGGCGCGGGCGATCTCATCTCATTGTCCAGCAGGACAACTTTGACCGTTCCCGGCCCGTCCCATAGCGGAAAGGCTTTGGCTTTGCCAACGCCGGCCTGCTCCCGCGCCCACAGCTCATATTGATTTCGATTCGCGCTGGTGACGGGGCGTGAGATTTTTTCCCGGTAACGATCATACAACGCCTCGTCGGACTCGGTATCTTCCCCGGGCGCCAGCAATTCGAGCAGCTCCGCCTTCACCAAGCCTTCGATATACTCAAGCGGCAGCAGCGTGCCAAACCGCCGATTGCCCTCTTTGCCGACCGTTTCGCATTCCAGCACATATTCCCCCGCATCCAGCCGGCCGATGACCGTGTAGTTTAACGCATCCAGCGAAAAACGGCTCCCCATCGGAACCTCTTCCGGTCGATTTTGTTCTCCCGTAAAACGTCCGCGCAGCCGCGCCTTCGTGGCCTGCTTACGCGTTAGTCCCGACCAGGCGATGCTCCGGTCCAAAAACTCGCCGGAAGCCGTGGCGGCAAACTTGAAGTTCATGGAGGAGCTCAGCTCAATGTAAGCTTGCGCAAGCTCCGCGGCGGCTGGGGCAAGCGCGTCGTAGATAATGCTTCCCTCTCTTTTATCCAGTCCATCCGGCACCCGGCCCAGCATCCGTTCCAGGATCGCTTCATAGGTCTGATCCTCATACATCCTCCCTCACCTCCTTCGTCATCGCAAACGGCCCATATACGGTTCGGACCGTAAATTCCGCCATTGCCGTCTCCCCGGCAAATGAAATATTCATGTCATCGACCGACAGGATCCGGTCGTCCTGAAGCAGCGCTTCCTTGATATGGCGCTCAATCTCGGCATACGCCCACAGCGGGTCACGCCCGATGACATCATACAGCTCATGGCCGTAGTCGCTGCTGTAGATCAGGTGCTCGAAGCGGCGGGTTTGGAGCACCTTGGCGACGGCCTGCTTGATCGCCTCCAGTCCATCAATTTGACCGGACAACGTCCCCTCTTCCAGGTTCAATCGGTAGGTCAAGCTCGGCTGGTCCAGACTCTCCACCACTTCGGTATCCGGTTGAATCGTGCCTCCCTGCGGAATCATGACGGCTTCACCAGCCGATCCAGCACAAGATACGTTTGTCCGCCCTGGTAACGGAGCAGCAGCACCGTATCCCCGATCTCAAGCCCTTTGCGGATCAGCACGTCCTGATCGTCAATGTTCAGTCTGTACTCCGTCATGGACTCTCCGATCACTAAAAAATCCTCCGTCAGGCTGAACCGCTGATCCACGTTCACCTCGAGAGGATTCACCGATGTTACCGTGCCATACAGCACCGCTACGGGATTCGTGCTTCCCACGGCGCTCAGGCTTGCTTTTTTGATAATATCCAGCATCATGACTTACACCACCTTCATATTCAGCGACATCGTATGCGTTCCATCCGAGAACTTGTGCGAGCACTCATCGATGAGATACGGCTTCAAGCCTTCACCGGGGAGATTGACGTAAATCGTGTTCCCTGCCCGGACGCGCAGATCGCCGATCGCCTCGATGGAGAGCGTCTGCTGCTCCCTGTTCTTCAGCTCCAGTAAATTTTGGGCAAGCTGCTTCAGCTGCGCCGGATTCATATTCTCATCGGCAACCTCGTACAGCTGGAGAAGGCCCCACTGGGCGATGTTCTCTCCATGCTGATAAAGGTAGACGTCCCGCTTCCCGGTCTGCTTGTTATCGCGCACAACCTTAATTCGATTGTACGTTTCGTTGTCGATGCTCTTTTTATAGGAAAAATCCGTCATCAAGCTGTCTTCCCCAACGGCCAGCATCAGCAGCATGTCCTTGATGTTCTTGAGTGTCAGCTTTCCGAACTCGTCGTAAAACATATAGTACTGCTTGGTTGCCATCAGCGTCGCGTCCAGCGCTTTGCAGATGATATCGATCAGCTTCTTGTCCGCCTCCAGCATCGCGGGAATGACATGTCCCGTATCGGCCAGCGTCCCTATCTTCAGATTGAAGTCCTTGGCGATCTTGCGGATAATATCCTCCACTTTGGCGTTCGTAAACCGGTAGGTATCGTTGCTGGACAGGTAGCGCAGCTGGTCGTAGGCCATAAGCTTCACCTCGGCATCCATGCCCCACTCTTTAGAGAATACATAACCGTAAAACAAGTCATTATCATCCTTGCGGAACCGGACGATGTCGCCGTTCTCGATCTGGAATTGCCGGCTCTGCGCCAGACCATCGTTCACGAAGCGAATATCCAGACTGGCCGGCTTCGCCTGACGGCTTGTCTTCCACGTGATGTCGGTGACGACCTGCCCGAGATCCCATACGCTTCCGTTCTTCCGGTCCACCATTAGCTCGATCATGCCATCACCTCCTTTAAGGGATTTTCAGAACCCGGCCGACGGCGAGCTTCCGGACCTCATGGTCCTTGATACCGTTCAGCTTTTGGATTTCGGTATGGCGGGAGCCGCTGCCGAGCAGCTTTTGGGCAATGGTCCAGAGCGTGTCTCCTTTAACAACCGTGTATGAATTCGGCTTCTTCCGGTCATCCGGACGCTCCTTGGTCTTCACCGCAGCCGCCTTGCTGTCCTTGGCCGGCACAACCTTGCGGGCGCCATAGAATACATAGCGCTTGAGGGTGATCGAAAATTCGATATCCTCCGGCGAACCGGACATCGTGTTCCAGCTGAAGCTCTCGATGGAGGCCGCCATGTTGATGCCGAAGGATTTCATCGCCCGTACCACATTCCCGCTGTCCGTACCGCTGAGCGGATCGGGGACCAGACCCGTCATGACAAATCGCACTGGTCTTCGGCTCTCCATCCATCCCTTGATGGTGTTTACATAATCGATGGGGAGCTTCAGCTTGTCCTTGCTTGTATTGACGAAAGGATACATTCGTCCCGGAAAAAAGCTTTCAAACGATATTTCGGTCAGCTTCGGATACAGGATCGCGTTGATCTCGCCAAGTCCGGCCACGGTGTAGGTTTTCCCCTCGCTGCCGTCCTTGACCTCGATCCGTTCCGGATTGACCGGAAAGCGGAATACTTCCTGTTGATTATTAAAACTCAGAAACAGCCCATAATCGCTCATGCTACAGATACACCCCCTCCGCGCTGGATACGAACTGCTCCTCTAACGTCCGATTAATTCGGGACATAATCGTATCGAGATCGGCGCCGGAATTAATATCCCCTGTCGTCATCTGCACGGTCGGCGTCAACGTGATCATGTTGCTGATCGCGTTCACTTCGGCCAAATCGCGCATCACTTTGAGATCCTCGCTCGCTACGTCAACCGTGTTGTTCACCTGGCCGATGGAATCAATGCTGCCACCCGCAGGGGCAACCGGCACCGGTGCCGCCGGCATGGCAGGCATCGCGGGCATGGCATGCGTGGCGGGCATGGCTGGAGCCGGGGCGGCTTTAGGATAAGCAACGTCGTAGCCGGTTTTGCCGGCGTTGTTTTGTTTGAGGAGGTCCTCGTACTCCTTACCGATCCCCTTATCCGGCAGCAGCTGATCCTTGAATTTATCCATCGAGAAATTCTCGATCATATCTTGGCCTTTGTCCTTGAAATTCGTAAAATCCGCTTTGTACTCGATCTCCGCGATTTGCTTCGTGTTGACGCCAAGCACCCTGCCGAAAAAGCCCGCAACCGCATTGATTCCTTTGATCAGACCGTTAATAACAGTAACGACGGTATTAACCGTACCTTGCGCCAGATCGACAATGAAGCCGAAGACGTTGCTAAGCACCTGCTTGACCCCTTGGGTAACGACGCCTAATACGCCAAATGCCGAAATGACGGCTATGATTAAGGATATGAGGTACACCAGCGGATTTGCTTTGACGATCATGTTAAACAATCGCATAGCGCTGGTGGTGATCATGGTGCGGGCCGCCATCATCGCTTGCACCGCAGAATAGGCGTAACCCGCAATCCTTCCGGCAATGAGGCTGGCATTCAGACCGGCGATCAGTACGCCTACAAACGTAAGGATCGGCATTAGTCCGATGAAAATGTTAATGAGATTCCATATCGTCGTGCCAACGCCGGAAATCGCTCCCTTAATGAATTCCCAAGCCGGTGGAACCAGCTGGGCGATCCAGACAAACCCTTGGGCAAGGATCGATAACCCGATCGAAATGGCGTCAATGAACGGCTGGAACGACCCGCTCTCAAACGCGGATTGCAGCATGTCCAAGAGAGGCATAATCGCAGCCAGCGCCCCTCCTCCCATTTGAACGAAGGAATCATTAACATACCCCATGATGCTCTTCCACTTATTCATCGGGGAATCCATCATCGTATCCATCGCTTGCTGGGTCATGCCCGATTTTTGCAGCAGCTGATCCATGGAAGCCAGGAAAGACGCAAAGTTCCCCTTCGACGCCACGATTTCGGCGTTAAAAGCTTTCATCTGGGCATCCGGTATGTTGAAGTTTTTCGCCAAGGCGCTCGTATCGCCGCTCATGGCGCTCATGATGGCGGCCGTGGCATCCTTCGAGCTTTTGTTGCCTGGAGACAGCATGCTTAGCCGGTCCGCAAAGCTGTTCAACTGGGCGATCTGGTCGGAGTTCTGCGTCATGGACATGAACGTTAACGCATTATTTAACGATTCGCTCACGTTTGCTCCTGTCCGGAGCGCATTTTGCTTGAGCTGCTCGAACATGGCTGACCCCAGATCTGCATTGCCGGTCTTAGCCTTAAATAAATCCTCCAGCGCCTGATCCTTGGCCGCAGGGATAATCGTCATCGTGACGGCCATCGTGCCTGCGGAATATAGCGAGCTCGCCAACTTCATCATGTTGCCGAGCATGCCGGCCATCTTACTCCCTTGCCCGATCTTCTGGTTCAATTGTCCCTGCGCTTGGGCCGCTTTGTTAATTTGGTTTGTAGCCTGATCAAAGCCATGCTCGAATTGCAGCATCTGGTTCACCAGCGCTTCGTTCACCAACTGATTCATGCTGCCCAGCATGATTTTGGTTTGCAGAAGGGCGTCCTTTACACTCGCCATTCCCTCACCCCCTTCTTCTAAAATCTATCTTCGCTTCCGGATCCGCTCCCGCTTCTCCTTCTCCACCCGCATCGAGATCATGGCATAGATGGCGGCCCGTTCCCGGACCGTCATCGCCATGAGCTCATGAGGAAGGATGTGCAGTTCGTGGAGGGCGTAGTACGCATAGTTCGCGTCGCCGTCGCCCTCGTTGATTAGTTTTTTACTTCATCCACCAGCTCGTTCATATCGCGGTCAAAGCCGTTAAGGGCCTGCACGCGCTCGCCGAGCGCCGCAAACTCGCCCGGAAGCAGCATTTTGCGCAGCAGGGACTCCGCGCCAAGCACGCCGTACGATTTTTGCAGCTCGCTGTTTTTCAAATCCGGGTAAATGACACTCGTCACCATCAGCTTCGCCATATAGTCATTCGGATCGATCTCCGGCGTATACACGCCGTTCTTGCCCTTCACCTTGCGGGTGGCGGCACGGCGGCACTCCTGGTTCTCCTCCTCCGTAATGCTGCGCAACTTCCACGGAACGGGCTTGCCCTCCGCATCCTTGAAACGAATGGAGACCACGAATTCCTCCGTGATCTCTGCCGGCGACTGACCCGCAAAAAACATGCTAAAATCGCTCATTTTCCTTCCTCCTCTTGTATGTTCGTATTAGGCCAATGGGTTAAACGGGGTTTCGATCCGCACGTTCTCAAACGTAAACGCCACTTCTTCCTCCAGCGCCTCCGCTTCGGTATCTAAGGAAGCCATGATGACGCTGTCGAGGTTGACCCCCTCCAGGATGACCGTCTGCCGTCCGGTGGACGAGCCCGGATCCTCATTGCGGACCTCGATCATGAAATAAGCGTCCTGTCCGGTCTGGATATATTCCATCATCAGCTCGCGGAACAGCGAGGTGACATAATAGATGGTCATCGTGCCGCTGCCCTTCCAGCCGATTGCCTTATGCTGCACGGCGCGCTGGCCCATCGTTTTCAGCTCAGCCTTCTCTTTCTCCACCGTAGCTTCCAGCGTTTTGATATAAAACATTTCCTCCATACGGTCGCCAATCTTGACGAATGCCTTGCCCTCTTGTCCCGAAATCGTATCACTTGCACGCAAAAATGCCATCTTAGACCACCTTCACTTTCATGTATACTTTTTCAATTGCATCGACCGGCTGAACCTTGATATCGACGAACAGCACGTCACCCTCGGTACCTGGCGTCACCACAATATCCTCATTCGCGTTGAAGTTCTGAATCGCCCCGATATTCTGCAGGGAAGCGAAATATGCCGCGCACTCTGCCCAGAACAGTGTCCGACCGTCCACATTGTTGTCGACTTTGCCGATGTAGGACTGCTCGAAGATCAGCTTCAGATCGTTCGCAATGCCGTCCAGGACGCGGACTACCCGGTTTTTGGAAAAATGGCGCGCCTTCGAAGGCTCGATCGACGTAAAGCTGTTAATGTCCTGCTCTACCACGGCTTTACCGCCGCTGTAGCTGAACAGGAATTCGCCCTTCGTCAAAGCTTCTTCAATTTCCGTATGGCTCAGACGAATATCGGTATCGACCGCTTCATCGTAAGCCGCATACGTCAGCGACTCATTAACGGCAGCAGCAGCCGTGGCGCCCGTCACCCAGGCAACCGCCTTAACCTTGTCCACGATGGTGCCGTCGGTGAGGACAACGCCGTTCTTCACGCTGATAATGCCTTCGTAATCCGCCGCCGGATAATCCGGAAGCACGGCCTGCACCTTCTTGCCTTCCTGCTCGCGCAAGCGCTTGATGAACGCCGTGTACAGCGATTTGAGGGTAGCATCATCCGAAGCCAATCCCACCGTCTGGAAGTCATGAACCTCAAGCGCAGCCAGAAAATCGACATGCTCCTGGTTCGTCACGGTCCCGTTCGCACCGCCTGCCAGCGCAAATCCTGCCGTTGCGGCCAAATCGCCGGTATCCGGCGCGAAGGTTACGTACAGGTTCGGCTGCAGATCTGCTGCACTTGCGACGATCTGCTTGTCTACTGCTTTGCCGCTCAGCAGGGTGCTGACGACGAACTTGCCCGGATCATCGACCGCGTTCTCGATCACGATGCGGATATCGTTGCCGCGCTCCCCGCCGTACCGAGCGGTCACGCTAAGCCCTGCTACGGCTCCTGCAGCCTGTACGCCGCTGTTCAGGCGGTACAGCAGAAGCGTTCCTGCCCGCTTGAGCGTTTCTTTTACCAGCAGCAACTGAGGAGAGGTGATATCGTAGCCCAATACCTCCATCAGATTGCTGCCTGGTTTGATGGTAAGGAGCTTATGCGGCTCTCCCCATGGAAGCGAGAGTCCCAGTGCAGCGATCCCGCGCTCGCCGACGCGTCCGATCGGCTGCTCCTGCGATGTGATTTGGGTGTATACCCCAGGTCTTACTTTGTTAGGTGTTGTCCATGTTCCTCCGGCCATTTAAATGACCTCCTTTTTCAAAAATGTGGTAAGCTGTTCTTTCGTTTGCTGGACGGTGTACGTCGTCTCTTCTGCCAGTATGGCGTTCAGCACATCCTTCTCCCGGTTGCTGAATTGCTGGGACTGTACCAGCTGGTGTTTCGTAAACGCCGGTGCTGCCTGTTTCTTGCTCATTTCAAACCGCCTCCTTGTTGTAAGGTTTGCATCTTTGGAACGGATTCAGCTGAATCCGAAGATACCTGAATGACATACTCTGCGCGGAAGTATCCTTCTTCCGCCGCAGCTCCTTCCCTCTCCGGCCGCTCCCATGCGACCGCCGCCGCCCGGCATGGCCGGCCGTCCACTTCAAACTCCGTCAAGCTCTCCAGCATCTCGTCCATGATCCCTGCCACGGGCAGCCCCGCCGCAGGTTTGTACAAGATGCGGAAACGAAAACGAGCCGCATATCGTCGTTGCGATATCGGCTCGAATTCGGCTAACGCCAGCTCGGTATGGAAGTAGGGGGGTTCTGGTATAGGAACGGCATCCTCTTTGGAAATAAGGGGGATGCCGGGGAAGGAGCTGTTTAGTCGGGATGCTAAGGCATCCGTGATGTGTTGGGTTAGCAT